CAAAGATACAAAGGTTGGTCAGTTCTTGCTTAACAAAATTCCATCCGTTGTCGGTAGCCTTGCTGATGGTCATCCCATTGGCAATGTGGTTCGCACTCTTATTAGTGGTAGTGAAATGTCCGATGCTGATAAAGAAATTGCTCTTAAGAAACTAGATCAAGAAATTAACGAGTTTGATGGTATTACTAGACGTTGGGTAGCGGATGCTAGGTCTGGGAGTTGGCTATCTTCTAATGTGAGACCCCTAACTTTAGCATTCTTAACCGCTTCCTTTGTAATCGGATGGGCGTATCAATTAGAGGGATTAGATACCGTCAAAGAATTGCTCACAATAGTCTTTATAGGTTACTTTGGTAGTCGAGGTGCTGAAAAAATTATGGGTAATAATAAGCATAGATAGAAAAATAAATTAGTTTTTATACAGATATATGGATGCAATTGACGTATATTTGTAGTGTTTAATAACAAATCCTTTGTTTGTTCTCCTTTTAAGAAGAGTCAGTTTAACTACTGGCTCTTTTTTCTTATATAATATTTGGCAGTTGGAAAACTTTATTATATATTTGCTGTATGAAATTACAAGAGAAATTGGTGAACATTCAGGGGAGTCTGAAAGCACCTAAGAACCAAAGGAACAATTTCGGTAAGTATAACTACCGTAGTTGTGAAGACATTTTAGAGGCTGTAAAGCCTTTACTACTCAAAGCTAAGTTGAACCTAACTATTAGCGATGAGGTATTATCTGTAGGTAATTTAACGTATGTAGAAGCCACAGCTACAGTATCTGATGGCGAAAACACTATAGCCGTTAAAGCACAGGCAGGTATTGATCCTAACCGCAAAGGGATGGATATTGCACAGTCATTCGGTAGTAGTTCTTCTTACGCTCGTAAGTACGCTTTAAATGGTCTATTTTTAATAGATGATACCAAAGATGCAGATGCTACAAATACGCACAGTAAATCTAACACAAGTGCGTCTAATACGACTACTAATAAGCCTGCTAGTTTGCCTAGCTTAGTAGCGAATACAGAAGCCTTTAATAGAGTTAAAAAAGCTCTAAACGAGGGATTCAGTATGAATGAAGTAAAGACTCGGTACAACGTAAGTGCTGACGTAGAGAAACTATTAACTAAGTAATTTTAACCTTTAATTTTTTTATATTATGAGTGAAGTAACACAGAAACCAAGAAACTATGTAGGAAACGGTACGCAAAGCGGAGAGTACTACATAAACATTTCGTTAAAGAAGAGTCAATTAGAGCCACACTTCTATGAGTACAATGGGGAGCAGTATGTTCGCCTTACAGTAGGTAAACTACGTGAAGCAAATGAGTGGGGTAAAACTCACAGCGTTTGGGTAAATGATTATCAGTCAGACAAAGATCAGAAGAATGATAATGCTAATAATGCCCCTGTAAGCGCAGGAGACGGTCTCCCTTTCTAGTTTAACCTTGTAGTGAGGGGTAAGTATACCTTGCCCCTTAAACTACTCTTAAAACGCCTTAAAATGAGTAAAACTAAATTTGTAACAATAAAGAAAGATATTACTGAATTAGATTTAAGCCTAAATGAATCTGCTGTATTATCATACCTAGCTTCATTAACAAGGAAAGATTACTGTTATGCTTCAACGGAGCATCTGTCTACATCTTTGGGTATTCACGAAAGAACCTTGTACAGAGTTTTAAATAAGCTGGAAGAAAAAAACTTAATAAAAAGGGTAACAAACTCGACAGGACGGTACGGAAAAGATCGTAGAATTTACGTTTCTCCAACTGTCAAATTGTCATATCATAGTATATAGTATATATAATAAATATATAATATATAATAATATATATAATAATATTATACATAATGGAGAATTTTATAGACTTAGGAATAGAGATTAAACACAACACTAACAGCGACCAAAAAGTTCAATGTCCTAATTGCGTAAAGCTAGGTAAAGAGAATTTTAGAGACAGATGCTTATCTGTTAATCAGGCGAAAGGAGTATTTAATTGCCATAAATGTGGTTGGGCTGGTAGTATAAACAAAACACAGGAGAAGATTATGAGTATAAAATCTTACACATCGCCAGAAAAAAAGAATATGAAAAAACTTACCGCAGAGGGTAGAAAGTTTCTTTTAGATCGGGGTATAACAAACGAAGTTATTGACGCTAACAAAATAGTGTCTACAAAGGATAACAAGAACATTCTATTGCCTTATTTTAAGAATGGTAAAATTGTTAATTATAAAACTAGAGGATTAAACAATAAGTTCTTTACACAGTCAAAAGATGCTGAACCAGTAATCTACAATTATGATCGTTGTAAAGGAGCTGATACTATTGTTATTTGTGAAGGCGAAATGGATTCTATGTCTTGGGAGGTTACAGGAATTGAGTCACACACATCTGTTAATATGGGTGCGCCAAACAGTAATGATAAAAATGTAGATAAGAAACTAGAGTGCATAAGCAACTGCTATGACGTATTTGAAGAGGCGAAAAGAATATACATTGCTACTGATGAGGATGAGAACGGTAGGAATCTAAAAGATGAGCTAGTTAGACGTTTTGGCGCAGAGAAATGCTTATTAGTCGATTTAAAGCCTTTTAAGGACGCCAATGAGGTTCTAATGAACGAAGGTGTAGAAAGTTTGAGAAACCGTCTTAAATCAGCCTCAAATCCAAAAATAGAGGGTGTATTCAGTATAGATGATGTGTCTGAATCTATGATTGATGGATTTTATAATGGTCAAGAGAGAGGAACTACAACCTATATTCCAGAGGTTGATAGGGCTTGGACGTGGCGAAATGGTGAGGTGAATATTTGGACTGGCTATCAGAACGAAGGAAAGTCTCTATTTATAAACCAATTGGCGACCTTAAAAGCAGCTATGGATGGGTGGAAGTTTGCTATATTTTCTCCAGAGAATATGCCAATGAATGACTTCTTTAACGATATAATTGAAATGTATATTGGTCGTTCAGCAGACCCTCATCACAAGAACATACAGATGAGTATAGAAGAGTATAAAGCTGCAATGGATTTTGTAAAGAAACATTTCTATGTGATATATCCAAAGAAGAATTTTGAGCTTAGTGCTATATTTGAGAGAGCAAAATATTTAGTAAAAACAAAAGGTATTAGAAGTTTAATCATAGACCCTTATAACACAATTCAACATAAGCTCCGATCTGGAGAAAGAGAGGATTTATATATCTCTAGGTTTATGTCAGAACTAAAAAGATTTGCATTAGATCAGAAAATATCAGTACATTTAGTGGCGCATCAGGTTACGCCAACTAAGACTGAAGATGGTCGTTATATTAAGCCTGACGTCAATAGAATAAAGGGTGGAGGTACATTTGCCGACAAGGCTGACAATGTAATGTTTATATGGCGTCCAGACAGGGCTTTGGTTTTTAACTCGACTTTAGTTACCTTTGGTTCACAGAAGATAAAGAAACAGAAATTAGTGGGTACACCACAGGAATTAACTAACATAACATTCAGTATGAAGGAGCAGAGGTATTATTTTAACGGTAAAACACCATTCACAAAAGTAGATGAAATCCGTACAGGACATACAAATAACGTTACCGATCTGGATAAAATCTGGTAAGAAGAAGAGGTATCTTAATCTTAACCAGTACCGTAACTGGCACTATCAGGTAAGTAACAACATAAAGAAGAAGTTCAAAGAGCAAGTCGGGGGAAACCTCGACTTTTCTATTTTAGGACAGGTAGAGATAGATTACGTCTACTATGCGCCAGATAAAAGAAAGAGAGATTTAATGAATGTTATAGCTGTAGCTGATAAGTTCTTTCAGGATGCTCTAGTGGAGACTGGATGCATTGAGACTGACGATACAGATACGGTTGTGAAGATTACTTCTTTATTCGGAGGTATTGATAAAGAGGACGCTAGGATTGTAGCAACAATAAAACAATATAAAACAACATAAGATGCACGTACAAATTTTTCCTATTTACGGATTTACATTTGGAGTTAATTATTGGGACACACATATGCTTCCTGAAGATGAGCCTCACCCAGAAGATTTATCACCAGAATATATGATACAGATTTTTATAGGTGTATTCGGAATATCATTTCATTGGTGGAACGATTAATTGATAGACTTGCTGATAAGCATTCGGATTGGATTCATATGGCTATGTCCTTTGGATGCAATGAAGAAGAGGCTAACGAGATAGTACAGTCAATGTATGTTCGATTAGTTAAATACATAGACGATCCAGAAAGGATTATGTATAATGATAAGGAGCTTAATAGCTTCTATGTATATGTTACCCTTAGGAATTTATTCCTATCTAAAGTACATAAGTGGAAGATAGATGGAGATTTCAGCGAAAGCAATGTATCGCCAGACAGTCTATTTGATGTATATGAGTATGAGGATAGTTTTGAGAATCTAGTTGGCGGAATAGAAGAAATGGTAAATAGTTGGTACTGGTATGATAAGAAGTTGTGGGAAATACATTTTAAGAAGCAACTTAGTATGAGAGCAATATCCTCTGTGACTAGAATAAGTTTGAGTTCTATATTTGGAACTCTAAAGAATGGAAAGATGAAAGTAAGAAGAGCTTTTGAGAAAGAGTGGAAAGAGTACTTAGAAGCTAAGAATAATAAATATACAAAATAGTATGGAAGAGTTTAAAGGCGATAAACGCACCAAAGCCTATCGAGATTGGAAGGCTAAACAAGAAAAAGAGAGTAAGGGTCTAGGTGATACCGTTGAGAAGGTGTTGGAAAAGACTGGAGTAGCGAAAGTAGCTAAGTTCATTCTAGGCGAAGATTGCGGATGTGATAGTCGTAAGGAACTTTTAAATCGTATGTTTCCTTATGAGAAACCTAATTGCTTAACCGAAGATGAATATAATTATCTTGCTGATTGGTTTGGGCAAAGACGGTCTACAGTCACTAGAGACCAACAGAATAGTCTTGTTAATATATACAATAGAGTATTTAATGATAATGTAGAGGGAACAAGTTGCGCTCCCTGTTTTGTTAACAGCGTTCTTAAAAAGTTAGAGAAGGTGTATAGAAAGTATAAATGAAAAACTGGGAAGAGAAAGATTTGTTTAATTACCTAAAGGAGAACTACTATCCAGACTTAGTTAAGGCTAGTGATCCTACTAGTAGGTGGGATTGTTATTCAGCTGCGGCTAATCACAGAATAGAGCTTAAATGCCGTACATCTCATTACGATAAGTTGATGATTGAGGAAAAGAAGCATAAAGCTATGGTGGGCAAATGTAGTGGCACTTTCGAGATACCTATGTATATAAATTCTACACCAGAGGGAGTTTTTAGGTTTAACCTAAAACAATTCAAACCTAGATGGGAATCTATGAGACTAAGAAAAACGACTCACTTCTCTGACGCCAATAGGGTGGAAAAGAGGGTTGGGTTTTTATCAGTAACTAAAGCAGAAAAATTATGAGTGATTCAGTAACAAAGTATTTTGAGAATGCCTCATCTACTTCTCCAATTCAAACGGAGCGAGTGGATAGCATAGTCGAGAATGTTGTCCGAAAGTACAACAACAGAAGTAAGGTTGGTATAAATAAATACGGAACGACCTTAGAAGAGTCTAAAGAAGATACAATAGCGTTTATCAGACACCTACAGGAAGAGATGATGGATGCTACATTGTATTGTGAGAAACTATTAAAACTAATAAATAATGCCAATTAAGATGCAACCTAAGAAGTACGAGGAACAGAAAGAATTTAACCGCAGATGTATGAACAATGCTAAGATGATAAGCGAGTTTCCAGATAGGGATCAACGCTTTGCAGTATGTCAAACTATGTGGAAAAGTAACTTCAATCCGAAAAAATAATTTGGTGGTATCAAAATTTTGTTTATCTTTGATGCAAAGGAAAACATTATGAAGATATTAACAACAATTCTAAAACCGTTTAAGTTAGCAATGGCACTAGTACTGCTTTTGTTCTTCTACATCATAGAGACTGTACTATTAGCACTATACGTCTCTGTTGAGTACCCATTATCATTCTTACTGAACAAGACCGAACGAATAATTAAGTACTTAATAAAAAACTTTTGATATGGGAGCAACTAAAAGAGAATTTGAGAAAATACAGTTTGAAGACCTTCTAGGAGAAGAGGCTAGAATTTACCATCATTGGATGGAGCAAGAAGAGTATAACAGGTACTTGCCTAAATATGTAGAGCAGTACTCTAATTACAAATAGATTATGATATTTACTTTAGATGGTAAGGCTTGGCGAGAAAGTGAACTTCTGGAAAAGATGAAGGACGACTCATTCTACTTTGGTTATATGGGTGAGAATAGTCTATCATCCTCTTCAATAAAACTTTTGTCGAAAGACCCAATAAAGTATATCGATAGTATTGGTGGTGATAGCGGACATAAGTCAGTATTTGACTTTGGTTCGTTATTCCATTGGTACGTACTAGAGCCAGAGGTGTATGCTAAACAGGTGTTTGTTGATGTGGAAAAAAGAGCTGGTAAGGTTTGGAAAGAAGCATTAGCAGAGAACGATAGAGTCTTTCTTCAGAAGGATAAAGAGAAGGTAGAAGAGTTAGCAGAAACATTTCTATCTTGTTCTAAGATTGGCGATATACTAGAAAAGTCTACACCTGAAGTACCTGCTGTAGGTTACATAGATGGCTTATGCTTTCGGGCTAAGGCAGACATACTAGGTGATGGTTATATTGCAGATTTAAAGACCTGTCAGAACCTTAAATGGTTTAAGAGTGATGCTCGTAAATTTGGTTATGCAGCACAGGTTTATATATACTGTAGCCTGTTTAACGTCACATATGACAATTTTGTGTTCATTGCTATAGATAAATCTACAGGTGAGTTTGGATTCTTTAGTGTGTCTGAACAATTCTACTTATCTGGTAAAGAAATTGTAGAGCAAGGTATACATAACTATAAGAGGATCGCCAATGGTGAGACTGACTTTGAGCCATTCTACATAGAGGATATATTATGATATATACTGACAAAGATGAATGCTACAAAGATATACTTATATCACTCACAACTGGTGTATTAGCTGAAGAGGATTTAAGTGTACTAAGAAAATACTACGAGGAAATAGAACATTACGAATGCTGTCAAGGGATAGCAGAGGCTTATAAAGATTATAAAAAATTACTATATGTTAGCGAAGGAGATACGGAATAGAATAGAGGAAGAGTTACAAATAAATTTAGATGAGAGAACGTCTAAAGGGAAACACATAAGAAGTAGAGAATACGTTTATGCTAGGTCTTTATATTATGGAATATGCAGGGAGGTTACTCCGCTTAGTCTTTGTGCTATAGGCGAGACGTTAGAACAGGATCACGCAACTGTTTTGCATTCCTTAAGGAAAGTGTTTAGCAATTTAGATTCTTGGAACGAGAAGTTTTACATAAGGGTTTATAATAAAATATTAAGCGAAGTAACTCCTATAAAGGAAAATATACAAAAGGAAAAGGTTAAGAACCGTAGTTATCTTGATCTGCTTATTAAGAATGCTTCCCTACAGTCGGATTTAGACAAACTTAAAGATGAGGTTGAAAATTCTGGCGAATACAGAGAAAAGTATATTAAGGCAAATGTTAGGTTGCAACACCTAAAAGGTTTGATCTTAAAAAGAAATAGTCTTGCTTGTGCTAAGACTTTTATAGCTGAATTAGAACAATTAGAACAGTAGATATGTTTTATATAATAGGAGCTGGTATACTGATAATGATGTTAATCTTTGAAGAATAGTATATGGAAGAAGATAAGCCAAAAAAGGTAGACGGTAGAAAGAATAATGGTGCGGTGAAAGGTGTCTCCAGAGGGCAGGGTAGACCTAGAAAGGTAGCTGATAAGGATATGAACAGGCTTACCCTTTCCGCACTAAAGAAGACGTTTGGTAGTGAAGAGAAGATGTGGATCGAAGTAGCTAAATTAGCTAAGGGAGGTTCAGCAAAGCATTGGGATTATCTAATGAACTATAGATATGGTAAGCCGAAAGAGATGCAACAAATAGATGTTAATACTAAGGTGAATATACCTGTGATTGATTTCGCCCAACCTAAAACTATAGATATAACCCATAAAGAAGTTAAAGATGAGAGAATCGAAGCTAATAGAAATGAAGAACAAAATAGAACGACTGGAGATGATAGTGGTTCTATGCCTAGAAAAGATTGAAACACTAGAAAGACTAGTAACAGAACTTAAACCAAAGGAAGATGGAGAAACAATTAAGCCAATCAAATAAAGTTATAATCGAGGCATACAATAGGGGCTACAGATGTGATGATTCTGGAATAATATTTAAGCCAGATGGTTCCTTGCAAAAATTATCTTATCGAAGCGGATACGCAGTTTTCGGAATAAAATATAAAAATAAACCTCTAATAATTTTAGGACATAGATTCATTATGTTTTGTCGAGTTGGAGAAAAACTGTTTACCAAAGGTTTGATGGTTCTACATAGGAATGATCAGCCTAGTGATAACTCATACAAAAACTTATACTTAGGTACTAATAAAGATAACGCTAGGGATTGCATTCGTAATAATAAATATGTAAAGGCAGGAACCTATAAGCATTTGTATGATGAAATATACAACCACTACTTAGTGTTTGGTCAAAAGAAAACATATAGGCGTTATAAGATAAGTCAAGGTAACTTAATTTATATAATAAAAAAATATAAGAATGCAAAGCATACAGCTTCATCCCAAATATCAATCCCTTTTTAATAGCGACAGTAGATACTTTGTAATCACAGGTGGAAGGGGTTCTGGTAAATCATATGCCGCAACCCTTTTTCTTAATCTACTAACCTATGAAGAAGGCAATGGTATATTGTTTACTCGATATACTATGAGTTCTGCTTCTATGTCTATTATCCCTGAATTTAACGATAAGATTGAGATGATGGGAGCGCAGGACAGCTTCACTATCACAAAGAACGATATAAAGAATAATCATACAGATAGCTTCATTTATTTCTCTGGGATTAAGACAGCTTCTGGTGACCAGACCGCCAAACTTAAATCTATTAGTGGTATAAATACATTTGTACTGGATGAAGCGGAGGAGCTGCTAGATGAAGAGAGCTTTGATAAGATCGATTATTCTATACGAGCTAGAGGGGTAAGAAACAGAGTGCTGTTAATCTTAAACCCAACTACAAAGGAGCATTGGATATACCAGAGGTTCTTCCAGAACAGAGGTATTCCAGATGGATTTAACGGCACTAAAGATAATGTTACTTATATACATACCGACTACAGAGATAACATCGACAATCTATCGGAGTCGTTTGTTAAGCAGGTAGAGGATATGAAAATACGTAGACCAGATAAATATAAGCACCAGATACTGGGAGGCTGGCTACAGAAGGCTGAAGGCGTTGTGTTTGATGATTGGCAAATAGGTAGATTTAATGAAGAGATGCAACTCACCTGCTATGGACTAGATATAGGATTTAGTAGGGACGAGAGCGTACTTACTAAGGTTTCTATAGATAAGCAGCGTAAGATTATTTGGGTTAAGGAGATGTTCTATAAAAAGGGTCTAGTAACGTCTAACATATATGAATTATGTCAAAGGCACGCTGGTAAGCAACTTATTGTCTGTGATAGTAGTGAGCCTAGGCTGATTGCTGAACTCAATTCTAGGGGTCTTAATGTAACGCCAACAGTAAAGAAGAAAGGTTCTATCCTAGCGGGTATAGCTCTTATGCAGGACTACAATATAAACTTAGATGGCGAAAACCTAGTCAAAGAATTTAACAACTATGTTTGGGATGTTAGGGGTATAAAGCCTAGAGATGCCTATAATCACGGAGTAGATTCAATGAGGTATGCTATTGAGTATCTGCTACTTAGAACAAATCCAAAAGGTATGTATGTAATAAAGTAAAAAAAGTTTTGCTATATTGAGATATATTTTTATATTTGAGTAATAAATTTTGTTTCATAGATTTAATTTTGGTTAATTATCATTAAACCCCTAGTTTTTGTCTTCTGGGGGTTTTTTGTTTAAATTATTTTGGTAGTTCAAAAAAAGGTTATATATTGCACCTGTTAAACATATAAAAGGAAACACAATGAACAAATTACTATTTAACATTATCGACAGCCTTGTATCAACAGGCAAAATCTTTTCAGCTAGTTTTACTAAGGCTGACGGAACACAGCGTACAATGTCTTGTAGAGTTGGTGTACAGAAAGACCTAAAGGGTGTAGGATTGCAATACGATAGACGTAAGGCACACAACATCGTTGTATGGGATATGAACGCCAATGGTTACAGAACTATCAAGACAGACCGCTTAAAATGGATTCAAATAGAGGGCGAGAGATACAACTTTGATGAAATATGAAGAAAGAAACTAGGGGTAGTAAAGAAACTCCACCGATGCCTGTAGACTTTTGGCACTACCCTTACAACCCTATAACAGGGTTTCCAATAGAAATTAAGAGATCAAAAGCAGTATTTAGAAAGATACCATATGAGAACAAAGAAGGACAGTAACGGAAATGATGTGTATGCAAATTACTACACAGAAAAAGAAATAGCTCTTATGTCGAGCTTAGTAACCCACCATATAAAAACACTAGAAGGTCTTTTGGATAACGGAGAAGTAGCGTTACCAGACCATAAGAAGTGGATGTATGAATTAGAAGATAAATTAGAACTATGAACCAACAGAACGACTTTAAAGTAGAAGTAAAAGAAACCAGCAGAGAAGATTACTATTTGATATCTATAATTTATCCTAGCTCAAAGCCTATAGATATTACGCTAGAGAGATCGGAGATGAGATATCTTATAGAGAAGCTAGACAACGCAATATAGTCAGATTAAGAATTTATGATACATATACCATTGCAACAGTCAATAATAGATTATAGTATTAAGTTTTCAGAATCAACTAATCTAGGTAATAGAATTAGGAATAATGGAAGTAAGACAGAGCAATTGGTAGGAATTATTTCAGAGAACACAGTAAGAAATTATCTAGGATTAGACTTAATGAAGCATAATTCTGGTTGGGACGGAGGTTTTGATATAACTTATAACTCATTAAAATTAGATATAAAGTCTATGAGAAGGAAGAGACAGCCCCTTCCTTACTATGTGAATAATATATTTGATGATCAAAGAAATCACAACTGTGATGGATATATATTTACTTCCTTGAACACAGAAAGTAAAACGCTTACAATCTGCGGATGGATTAGTAAGGATGAGTTTTATAAGAAAGCTACTTTATATAAAAAGGGTAGTCTTAGAAAAAGAGGGAATGATGTTTTTAATCTGCGTGCAAATAATTGGGAAATAGAAAACGACAAACTAAATATGTTTATAAAATAAGCAGCAGAGAAATGTGAATCTAATACCCCTTTGTGAATTTAATACCCTTGTGAATCTAATAGGGTCAAATGTGAATTTAATACCCCCTTAGTCGGGGGTTTTTGTTTTTCATATATTATGCACGCATAGTACTTTGCGTTTTTTCGCTAATTTGTTGCAGTCCTATTATATATATAATGCTTATTTAGAATAAATATAAATAGCGTTTTTTCGCTAATTTGTTTGGCAGTTGGAAAAATTATGCTACATTTGTACCAATAATTAACACTAACAAAAATTTATTTATTATGAGAACAATTAAAAACAAATTACAAAACACAGAAATTGAGGTACTAATTATCGGCGGGATAGGTTCGGCTATTGTGCTACCTATATTATTTACCGTTATTTATTACGGGGTAATTTTAGGACAATTCACAAACTCAATATCCTATTAAATTTATCTATTATGAACACACAAAACAACAAAACAAAAAAAGAACGTATTCTTTCAACTGGTGAGCTTATTCAGTTGGGTATTGGATT